GGTATGGATTAAGGCCAATTTAATCCATACAGTTACTCTAGTCCAGTACACAAAAGCCCTGCTACCAATTAAGGTAGCAGGGCTTTGTTCTCATAGCTGAAGCGGCACGGGTTAAATTTTAATTGGACGGTCTGAGGGAATCCACGGCTTATCGGTAATTAGCTTGTACAGTATGTTGCCAACCGCAAACAAGGCTGTAAAGATCAGGTTAAAGTTCCCGGTCAGTACAGCGTCAACTAGGTTTTGCAGTACTGGAGCAATGTCGTAGCTGGCTACCCAGGGAACGATTGCGGCCAGCACGGCAACTAGGTAGGTCGCCACGTTGCTATTCCAGACCAGCTTAAATCCATCTTTGAAGAATTCCCGAATGGTTCCCCAAAAACCCAGTCCGGCCGCAAACGTGGCACCAATGAAGGCGAACAGGGACGTCGTTACGTCCTCGGGAAAGTCCAGCGCAGCCCCGATCAGCAGGAATAGCGGAAGCAAGGACTGGAGGGTAAAGTTGGTGGATTTAAATGGCGTCCACGCGCCACTTTGTTCCTTTGTGATTTTTACAGTAGACATAATACATTCATTTAGGGTTGTTGCCGCAAATCTGTCCGGCGCAGTTGTTTTTTTATGCGTCTAAGTCCTTTTTAGGGGCCTTGGTTTTAGGCTTTTTATCCTCGGCAGTAAGCCCTGGTATAATACTTTTCATTCGCTTAATGATGTTTACCCCTGTCACCGTTTCGACGTTCTCGGCAAGGCTAAAGAACTCGGTCAGGCATATACCGAACGCCACGACGTGGGTAATAGGAACGGGTGGGAAGAAAGTAATGCGCATCTTCTCGGCCACCGTAATGACAATAAAATATAACGCGAACTTTTCAAGCGTCCGATATATGCCCCTGCTTACAATCTTATCGCCCCTTTTCTTAGCTGCTCTAATCCCTGTAATCAGGTCGCCCACCACCAGCAGGAAGGCAAGAAACACGAAAGGCCATACCGGCTCCATGAAAGACAGGAAAACGCCAAACGCGGCGGCTGAGTAGCCGCGCCAGTACGGCGAGTTGGTGTAATTGCTTAGGATGCTAAGGTAGTGGTTTGTCATTTTTATCTTTTTGCGTTCTTGGCGTTATTGGGGGCAATTAAGAATTAACAGAATCCCTGTACTGAAAAGTGCCGTGCTTGATGTCCGGGTACCTGCTGAAATCAAAAGCGGTAAAGTCTTCTTTGTGATCGTTGCACATTCTTTTTGCTACTCTTTTCCCACGTTTGTAATTTGCGCATACATAAATGATTAGCGTCCCTCCGACCGGTTCTGTTTGGCCGACAACTATTGTGGCTTTTCGCTTTATCCTCTTGTCTGTTAAGTACAGCTTTTGGGCTATTGCCGCTGGTCCTTTAATATCCATAATCAAAAATAACTGCCACCAATAACACAACCACGACAACAGGGGCGAGAAAGTTACTGGCAAGGGTAAAGTTTTTGACACGCCCCTGCCGACGTGGTTGTTTGGGCGTGCGCTGAAGTACGTACTTACGGCACGGGGTTTATATTGTCATAATCAGCGAGAATTGCCTCGTATTGCGACCACGTAATCTTTTCGTCCGCAACGTCATCCCGCATCTTTTGTGCAAACTTGTTGCGGTCTTTTAGGTGGTCCCGGCGATCTTTTTCTGCCCTTATGGCTGCTCGTCTTGCTCGCCCGTCCGGTGTGCTTTTGAACATGCCAAATGCAAAGGTAAGTAACGTTAGTATTTCTTTTATTTCTTTAATGTTCATAGGAAAAGTATTAAGGCGGCAATGGAGTAAAGTGCAGCAATTAACGTAGCGGTTGACAGTAAAAGGATGGCGCAATACCCGCCGCCTCTGGGGTCGGCCATGCCTGGCCCCCAATTGTCTGTATCGTATTGATCGCAATCGCGTTGATCGTCAGGCAGCGGGTCTGGCTTAGCAACCGGTGGCTCTGGTTCAATAGGCGGCACCACAGCCACCACCACAGGCGCGTAATGATCGCGCATCTGCTCTGCAATCAATTCGCGCGGCATCATCTTACCTGGGCAACTGGTCGCTACATACATATCGTGCCAGACCAGCTCAAGCTGCCGCCCGAAGTGCTGATCTTCCCCCACCAGGGCTTCGTGGAGGCTGGCCAGCTGGTCAGCTGTTGGCGGGTGATTGTCCATGTTTCCGCGCAGGCAGATAGCCAGGGTGTCGTGGTTCCTTCCGCCGCCACCGCAATGCCACCCCTTTTCTGTGCGCTTGCGGCAAATGAATCGAGTACCATCATAGTCGATTGACATATAATACGAGGATCCCCACCAGCCCCGCCCATTTACCTGCCAACTCACATCTTTGTAAACGTCATTCTCCGCCCCAGAATGGTGCACCATCACCTTTGTGACCTTTTCCTCAGCAAGATAGGGTGGTCGCTTGGTGGCGTGCCGGGGGAGTTTTGAGGATATGTTTTTGGTTGGGTACATGGCAATGGTTTTTATCCTTGGTAAAATTCAAAATCCTCGGGCCCAAGGCCATAGATTTGACTCGCTCCTGCCTGGTACATGGTCAGCTTTGGCACAATATCAGTTAGTCTCTGTGATACAGTCGTACCAACCACCTGTAAAGCCACCTCCAGTTGGTTTGCCTCCGCTACTGAGAAGACGACTGTTCGTACCTCTATTATTCGTACCGAACTGGTCATATCGTCACCTTCGCCTACTGTATCAATTACGCTGTACACGATTGTCGCTTCGTGCATATCGCGGTCTGGGGTGAAGATTACATTTGCCGTGCGGACATAAACCACAGCTTCCGCGCCTGTAATTGGGTCGATTACCACAGGTCTCTTAGTTCTAATTTGGCTCATTATTATACTGTTTTACACTATTTTAAGGTTTCCGTTATCGCTCCAAACGTCGCCAGTTTCCAGCCCTGCTGCTGAGGTGGGCAGGCCGGTAAAGTTTATGTTTACAGCCTGCACCTTGCCTTTTAGTACGGTTTTCACTATGTTGTCATTACCCAGCGTGACAGTATTTGAACCGTTCCCCTGGGCTTCGTCGCCTATTACTATCTCATTTTCCCCCCCTAGTATTGATGTCCCACTACCTATCAGGACGCACCTATTGCAATTTGTGTTATTCGTACCATCATTGTAAAGTCGTCCCGCGCCATTCCCGTATGCTATATTTTTGACTCCGTTAATAAGGAAAATTAAAGCTCCGGTCCCATTCGCCAGGTTGTCTCCTCCAGTTGTAAGGGCTTGAAGCACGTTGTATCCCATTCCTACATTCCCTCCCCCAGTTGTGCAGCTTCTTAGCGTAAACCTCCCGATTCCAACGTTTCCAAACCCATTCGTATTACTCTCTAGCGCAGATGGGCCAATTGCAACACCTGAGTTGCCGGTTGTTAGGGCATTAAACGCATTCAATCCTATTGCTACATTTGTAGACACGCCAGTAGGTCCATATGCTTGCAGTTGACCCTTTGCTGTAATTGCAGCAATTAGCACCCCGCCCGCATTTCGCCACTCCGCCAAGTTTGCTGTTTGGCCAGCCGAGCCCTGCACCCTCTGAACGACAACAGCGGCGTCATTGCCTTGAATGTGCTGGCGGGCAACGGGTAATGCAACACCTATCCCCACCCTACCAGCAAGGTATACAGCGTCGTCAGGGTTGGTGCCGTCTACGAATTTACCGCCGCCGCCGCCTGATCCATCAGCACCATCAGCACCATCAGCACCATCAGCACCAGCCGGGCCATCAGCACCATCAGCACCATCAGCACCATCAGCACCATCAGCACCAGCCGGGCCATCAGCACCATCAGCACCAGCCGGGCCATCAGCACCATCAGCACCAGCCGGGCCATCAGCACCATCACCAGTCGCGCCAACACCTGCCGTAACCGAAACCGTCACAGTTTCTACCGTCTCCGTCACGGCTACTGTGACCTGCTCAATCGTTTCTTGTATTGTTACATTTACAGCACTCATGCGGTTATGTCTTTAATTATTTCAATCTGTCCAATAATGTACGTTTTCGTATCTCCATTCAGGATAACCTGAAGGTCGAAGCTCCAGACCCCAACGTGGGGCAAGGAGAACTTATCTTTCCTGAAAACGCCCGCTGCGGCATCGGTCAGCGTAATACCGCCACCTGTGGTGAAAGCGACTTTTACACCTGAAAGGCTGAACGTCATTCTTACGTCCGCGCCGGTCAGGTTAATAGGCG